TGATTCTGCATATGGAATAGTTGAAGAGCTGAAAGCAAATCCAGACTATACGAACATAGAAAACACATTCTATGACCAGATAGTGAATTTTAGCCAATCAGTCGTGGATGCAACAATCATGGCAAACGCAGACTTCCAGAGTAAATCTGGAGTCAAATGCTATGTGGTAAGAAAGCCAGAATGGGGAGCATGCAAATGGTGCCAAGCATTAGGCGGTTCGTATGACTATGAAGACGTCAAGGATACTGGAAACGATATATGGAGACGGCATGAGAATTGCCGATGCACCATAAATTTTGTACATGAAGGAAAGTCGGAAACAGTCAATAACTTCAAGAGGATAAAACGATGAAGAACAGAGCTGGTCCGAGAATGGAGAAATAGGAAGATAACATGACAAGAGTGGGAAGACAAACACCTACTCAATCCGTTATTCTTCCATACTCTGAGACAAAAGGTAATGAAGCAATCAAGCTCTATGCGATGACTGGCAACGAATTGATGGAATGGCAGCAGTTGATGCTGTGTGACATCATGGCAGTCAATGCTGATGGACTGTGGACACATTCAAAGTTTGGCTATTCGGTTCCAAGACGAAACGGAAAGACAGAAGTTGTGACCAGCAGAGAGCTGTGGGGATTATTCAATGGAGAGCATATACTTCATACTGCACAGCTAACAGATACTGCTCACATTGCTTGGGATAGACTGCTGAATCGTATTGAGAATCTTGGCATCCATCCAGTTTCTGTATTGAAAGCATTTGGCAAAGAACATATCGAACTAGATACAGGCGGTGTGATTGAGTTCCGCACCAGGACAACGACAGGTGGCTTAGGAAGCGGATATGACTTGGTCGTGATAGATGAAGCACAGGAATACACAATCGGTCAGCAGACGGCTCTAAACTACGTTGTGAGTGCTCAGAAGAATCCGCAGACCATTATGCTAGGTACTCCACCAACAACAGAGAGTGCTGGAACGGTATTTAAGAATCTGCGGAAGAAAGTATTGTCCGGTGACTCAGACCACACAGGCTGGTCAGAATGGTCAGTTCCAAAGATGTCAAATGTGCATGACAAAGATTTATGGTATGAGACATCTCCTAGTCTAGGCACATTGCTCACAGAAAGAGCAATCATGGACGAGATCAATGGAGACGATATGGATTTTAATATCCAGCGTCTTGGATTATGGCTGGAGTACAATCTGCAATCAGCAATCAGTCAAGCAGAGTGGGATGAATTGAAGGTTGATAAACTTCCAACATTGACTGGTCAGCTTACGGTTGGAATCAAGTATGGCAAAGGAACTGGAAACATAGCAGTTTCCATAGCAGTAAAGACAACAGACGGAAAGGTGTTTGTTGAATCACTTGCATGTAAGCCATTCCGGTTCGGTCAGTCATGGTTGATTCATTTCTTGGAAAAGGCAGATGTCGATGAAGTCATTGTTGATGGTGCCAATGGAGTGGAAACACTCAAGAAGGATATGAAGGACGATGGACTCCATGCTCCAATATATCCAAAGGTTGCCGAGATCATCACAGCCAATGTTGAATTTGAAAAGGCAGTCACTGGAAAGCTGATATGCCATAAAGGTCAGCCAAGTTTGGCTCAGTCAGTCACCAATTCAGAGCACAGAGCAATCGGTTCCAATGGTGGATTTGGTTACAAGTCAATGAATGACCAGATAGATGTTTCATTGATGGAAAGCATGATTTTGGCTTTCTATTTTTGTACTCAGAGGAAAGATAAGAAGAAGCAAATTGTTAGCTATTAACTGCCAGCCGAAAGACTGGCTTTTAATATGACGCACACTCAGCGGATTGAATGAGGTAAGGAGACAAAGAATGGCAGAAAATGCTGAAACACAGGTGGAGACACCTACAGAAACACAAGAAACAACAGCAGAATTTACACCAATCACGACACAGGATGACTTCAACAATGCAATCAAGGCACGTTTAACGCGTGAACGTGAAGCAATCGAAAAGAGATATTCCGATTATGCCGAACTGAAGAAAGCAAACAAGGAATTGTCCGGTCAATTGGAAGCACACACAAACGATGCGAACACCATCAAGGATCTACATGACAAAGTAAGCAAGTACGAGACCGACTCGGTAAAAACGAAGGTTGCTATTGAGTCTCATCTGGATCCTAAAGCATGGAAATTCATTACTGGTTCAAACGAAGAAGAAATCAGAGCATCAGTTAAAGAACTTTCAGAATTGGTTGTTTCTGCACCAATACCAATGAAGTCAACGGAAGAACCACAAGCTGACTCCAGAATTGCTCAAGACAGAGCACTATTACAAAAACTAAAAGGAGAAAAATAAATTATGACAGCTTCAAAAGAAATGTTTTCTACACAGGATGTTGCTGATCTTCTGAATAAGGTCAAGGGACATTCTTCAATTGCTAAATTAGCAGCTCAGACACCAATTGCATTCAATGGCAATAAGTATTTCACATTCAGTATGGATTCCGATGTTTCCGTTCTCGGTGAGAATGAAGCAAAAGTTGCTGGTGGCGTTACAGTTGCTCCAGTTACAATCGTTCCAATCAAATTCGAATATGGCGCACGTGTTTCAAATGAATTTATCTATGGCTCAGATGAAATCGGTCTGCAGATTCTGGGTGCATTCCGTACAGGTTTTGCAAACAAGATTGCAAAGGGATTAGATATTGCAGCATTCCATGGAATCAATCCAAAGACAGGAGCAGCGGCTTCAACAGTTATTCCTACAAATTATTTTGATAATCTGGTCACAACAACTTCTGCATTTGATGCGGCTAAGGTTGATAAATCTTTAGATGATGCTTATGCAGTTGCATTAGCAGCAGATGCTGATGTAACAGGTATGGCTATCTCTAGAAGCTATGCAAATCTGCTTTCTGAATTGACAACAACAGATGGAATCAGATTATATCCAGAACTCCGTTTTGGCGGTAATCCAGCAGCTATCCAGGGAGTTCCATCTGATGTTAATAGCACAGTTGAAAAGGCTCTTGCTGGAGCTTCTGCAGTTGATTATGCAATAATTGGCGATTTTGCTAATGCATTCAAGTGGGGATATTCTAAGGAAATTCCTCTGGAAGTCATTGAATTTGGTTGCCCAGATAATGACACAACTGCTGGTGATCTGAAAGGACATAACCAGGTATATCTCCGTTCTGAAATGTTCATTGGATGGGGCATCTTAGATCCAAAGGCATTCGTCAGAATGACAAAAGCTAATGCATAATGCTTTTTAAGAACATTAGAACTGGAAAAATCATTGATGTATTTGGTGTGACTGGAGATGAATGGGATCCTGTAAATGTTTCTGTTCCATCTCCAGTTTCTATTGATACAAAAGATGATGATCCAAAAAAAACAAAACCAAAGAGGAAAAAGGCGGTGAAGTGAAATGGGAGCTGTATATGCGACAGTCGATGATGTGATTGCAAACGGTCATACGGTAACGGATTCAGCAGTCATGCTGACGGTTTTGACGGAAGCGAGTGCAATGCTCCGCACAGAAGTTGCCAAGTATGGAGCTAATCTGGATACGTTGATTGCATCAAATGAAGACATTGGTACCAACGCAAAGATGGTAGTCATTACTGCCAGTGAGCGTTATATCGGAACAGATGCTTCTACATCTGGAATGTCACAATTCAGCGAATCCGCACTTGGCTACACTGTTTCCGGAACAATTGCTGGTGGTGGTCTGTATTTCACTAAGAATGAGATCAAAAAGGTCATTGGTGATTCTGGTCGGCAGAAGTTTGGAGTGATTGATTTCTATATTGGAGATACCGAATCATGATGCTCAATAGAACGACGGTTACTCTTTACAACAAGGTTGAAGGTGCAGTAGACGAATTCAATAGACCAGTTGAAACTGACAGCAATCCAATCACAGTATCTGGTTGTGTTGTAGGTCAGCCGACATCCGATGATGTCACCAATGAAATGAATCTATCTGGCAAGCGTATTTCATACTGGATATTCATTCCGAATGGTGACACACATACATGGGAAAACTCTTATGTCGTGATTGGTTCACGTAAGTATTCCACCATTGGAATACCAGTTGAATCATTTGCTGATTTAAAGATGATTCCATGCGACAAAAAGATTGCGGTGGAAGTATATGAGCAAAGTTGAGATTGTACCAGATAAAGCTGGTGTCATGGAACTATTGAAATCAGACGCAATGTATTCCGTATGCAAACAAAAAGGTACGGAAATAATGAAACGTCTTGGTGATGGATATGGTATGCATGATGTCAATTATCCAGAGCGTAAAGGCGTAGCAGTCAATGCAATGACAAGAAAAGCTATGGATGATAATTACAAGAACAATACCTTGCTAAAGGCGGTGAAATGATGATTGAAGTCACAATTTTAGCTTATCTGAGCAATGCTCTAGGTAAGACTCCAGTCTATCTGGAAGAGCCAGAAAATCCGCCAAAGGAATATGTATTGTTTGAAAAACTATCAGAAGGAAGCAAGGACTACTTACGGAGTGGTTCTTTTGCTTTTCAGTCATACTCCACAACATTAGCGAAAGCAGCATCATTAAGTCAGCGAGTGAAATTGGCTATGGATGCAATCCCGGATAACACAGAGATATATAAATCTACTCTGAATTCTGAATACAACTATACCGATACGGAAACAAAAAGATATCGCTATCAGGCGGTCTACGATTTGGTTTATTACCAAGCGAATTAAGAAAAGGAGATTAGACAATGGCTAATACAGTAACAAATGTGACCGTTGGCAAGCCTAAGGCTACAGGTGGAGTATGGATTGCTCCATATGGCACAGCATTACCAACAGACGCAAAGACAGAACTGGCAGTAGATTATAAATGTCTTGGATATTTATCAGAAGATGGTGTCAGCAATTCATTTACAAAAGACCATGACAATATTAAATCATGGGGTGGTGTCGTTGCCCTGTCATACCACACAGAGACAAAAGATGAATTTGTATTTACACCAATTGAGAACAAGAATACAGAAGTTATCAAGATGCAGTTTGGTGATGATAACGTAACTGGAACTTTAGAAACAGGAATTACGGCGAAAGCAAACGCATCTGATCCAACAGATCATGTGTATGTAATTGAAGTAATTGAAAGAGATTCAACTCTTCACAGAATCGTTATTCCAGTGGGAAAAGTAACAGCACTGGGAGATATCGTCTACAAGGATGATGAATGTGAAGGTCGTGAGACAACGCTCACAGCACAGGCTGATGACAGCGCAAATACGCATTACGAGTATTGGGTTAAAGAAGCCTAAGGTAAAATAATATGTTAAAAGGTACAACTAAATCCGGATTTGAATATGAGATTGAAGATTATCGTCTCGATAACTGGGATTTGCTTGTCCTTTTAGGAAAGCTGGACGGTGGGAATGTAAGTGTAATCCCTGCCGTCCTTCCTTTGCTATTGGATGAAAAGCAAGTCGAAGAATTAAAGAATCACAATACTGATATTGAACATAACATTGTCAAGATGACTGGAATGATGGCAGACATCACTGACATTTTAAAAAATAATCAAGAAACAAAAAACTCCTAGTCCTAGCTTTCACATTAGAAAAATATCATGATGATCTGATTTGTGACTTGGCTGAAACTTATCATATTTACGATATGAAGCAGTTTTCTCCGGTCTATATTTCCATACTTGTGAGAGGTCTTAGTGTCAATTCCAGAGTAGCAATTGCCGAGTCTGACAAGCTGGTTGGTCTTGACACTTTTATGATGGCATCGGTTCTTGACGAACTGAGAGTCATTATCTGGCAGAACACAAAGGACGCTCAGAAGGGCAGAAACAGACCGAAGTCAATCACTCAAAGTCTATTGAGAAAGAACGAAAAGCCAAAGGTAACAGTATACAAGACATTTGATGATTTCTTGGAAGCTAGGGAACGAATAATGAAAGGCGGTACGGAAGATGGCAAGTAGTGGAACACAACTAGCACAAGCATATGTGCAGATTATACCGTCAGCAAAAGGAATTAAAGGATCTATTTCCAATCTGCTCGGTGGTGAAGCGTCAGATGCTGGAGATAATGCTGGTAGTTCATTTGGAAATGGTCTTGTTGCTAAAGCTATGAGCATCATATCCGTTGCTGCTATTGGTAAGGCATTGGCTGATTCTGTCATGGCTGGTGGTGCATTACAGCAGTCTATTGGTGGTATTGAGACACTGTTCAAGGATTCTGCCGGAACGGTAGAGCAATACGCATCACAGGCTTATAAAACAACAGGTCTGTCTGCTAATGCTTACATGGAACAGGCAACATCATTCGCTGCATCGCTGGTTTCTTCATTAGGTGGTGATACTGCTGCGGCTGCGGAAACAGCAAATACTGCATTGACGGATATGGCAGATAACTCAAACAAGATGGGTACTGCTATGGACTCAATCCAGATTGCTTATCAGGGATTTGCTAAGCAGAACTATACAATGCTGGATAACTTGAAACTTGGCTATGGTGGCACAAAGACTGAGATGCAGAGACTGCTGTCAGATGCTCAGAAGATAACAGGTGTTAAGTATGATATCAGCAATCTGAATGATGTTTATACTGCAATCCATGTGATTCAAGGCGAGTTAGGCATTACAGGAACAACATCAAAGGAAGCTGCC